GCTGAACGCCGAGGCGCCCGATCATCTTGTTCTGTTCCTGCGCCACCGACTGCTGAAGGTTCTTGCCGTAGTTATCCAGCAACGCCTGGAACCGTTCGTCGCCTTGCAGCGCCTCCTGATACTTCGGGTTGTTCTGCACAATCTGCTGCATGAACTGCATCTTCATTGCCGCGGTTGGGTCGTTCTCGGTGTACGCCGCCTCGTTCCCCAGTGCCATCAGCGCGACGTCCTGGTTGACCTTGTCGAACGTCTTCTGCGCCGCACCGCGCTGGTCTGACAGCACCGACTGGCCAAGGATCGGGTCGACCATCGATACCGCAATCGACATCAGCTTGGCGCGATCCACCGTGCCGGCTGTGTCAATCGGCAGCAGGTCAATGATCGCCTTCATCTTGGCAATCACATATTCGCTGTCCAACTCGCGCACATCGAACTTCACGGCGAAGTCGTAGGCGCCTTGGATTTCACCCTGGCTGCTTGGCAGGTCGGGACTCATCCCTGCAATGCGTTGCAGTTCCTCGTCGCCAAGGTATTCCTGAACCAGCCTGAACATCATCGTGAACGCCTCCGACCAGGCGGTCATGTAGGCGTCGACCATCGATTGCATCTTGGCCTGCGCGATCACCGGGTTGGTGTTGTCGTTCAAGCGGCCGAAGTATTCGTCGCATTGCTTCTCGACGTAAGCGATCACGTTCAACGCCTCGTTGGGATTGCTTTTAGGCGGGTCAAGAAACTTCACCTCGCCTGGCCGCATCTCTGGCAATTCAGACCCCGGTTGAAGCCTGTACACCTGGCCCATCCTTGCCGGCACCGTCAGCGGCGGGAACACCATCAGACTGGCGCGGTCGTACAACATATCGCGCTGGCCTTTGATTTCGTTCTGCCATGTATGGACAATGTCAGGCACGCCGCGGGTGTCGACCAGCTTGCGCGCAACATTCTCGCGCCGGTAAACCACAAACGGATACTGGCCTGCCATGTGGTCCAGCACTGTCTCCTTGCCTACCAGTTCGGTGATCTTCGGGTTGAACACCGTGCAGTGAACCGAGAGAACGCCGTCTGTCGGATCGACCTGCTTGGTGTAGGCATACACGATCTCGTGCAGTCCCTCGATGTCGCCGGTCTGGGTGTACAGGTCCGACAGCGGGTCTTGGTAGTTCGGCGGGTGGCCTTCCTGCGCGTTCAACACCGCCTCAACCCAGTCTTCGTTGTACCCGTAGACGCTGACCAACTCGCGCATCTCAAATTCACTCATCCAAACGCGGCGGAAAACATGAGAAGCCGATTGCAGTTCGACCGTTTCCGGCGGGAAGAACAGGTCGTCAAATGGCTTCAACGCCACCACCTGCGGACAATTCTTGGTCACCACGTCGGTTGGCATCTCGGTGGCGCCGTCCTCGCGCAATTCTCGCACCATCTTCTTGGCGCGCCTGCGTTTCAGTCCCAGTTCCGCCTCCAGCACCTCGGCCGCCAGTTCGACCTGGTCGGGGTTGGCAATCATTGCCGGCAATTGGCCAAGCGCAGATTCGTCGCCTGCCTGCTGTGCGATAGCGACAAGGTCGTCCATCGTGATCGGCATCATCTTCTTGGTCACCTCGCGGTCCCACCTGACGTGCAAGGCGGCAAAGCCGTACTGCAAACCGTAGGACGCCAATAGGCCGGCTTCCTGGCGCAGTTCGTTCCGCAGCTTGTTGTCGCGGTAATAACGCAACAAGGTGGTGACCACCTCGGCCTGCGCCGCATCGCTGACCTCTGTTGGCGATGCGCGAAGGATTCCGCGTGTAAAGGCCGTCGTCAAAATGTCGGCACTCTCGTTTATCACCGCATCCGCCAGTCGCACTCGCGTGTCGCTGGCGCCGTCCCACGGGAAAACCTCATCCTTGCTGTTGTTTTCCTGGTGCTTCTTGCCGTCCTCGTCTTGGCCTTCCCATACGGCAAACCTTATGTCGTCCGACCGTGTTCGCCTGAAGGCGAGATCATTGTAGCCGCCAGACCTTGAGTACTGGCGGATCAGTTCGTTAATTTCCATTCTGTATTTCCCTCCCGTTTAAAATATTCGTCAATCGATTGACGTATGAATTTTCGTTTCTGTTTCAGCGGAACGATGAACTTGATGTCGCCGTCATCGGCCAAAGCATCCAGTTCAATCAATGTCAGTCCGCTGTATTCCATCGCCTGTTGCGTGGATAAAAGTTTCGGCCAATGCATCAGTAAAGTCCCCCGTAGTCGTCTTCTTCCTCCTCGTCTGATTCAACACCGTGCAGTTCGCACAAGATTTCAAATTTCAGCGATTCCAATATGCCAACAATTCCAACCAGCGTTAGGTCCAGTTCCTCTCGACCCCACTCCAAGGCCGCCTCAATCTTGTCACTCAAGATGTCCAACTGGTCGGACTCGTCCATCAGTAGCTGCCTCCTCCGCGCTGTTCCAGACAGCCTTCCTCGACCATCAAGTTGTCGTCTGTCACCAAGTAGCGCAGACAGTCTATCGGGTCTTTGCACGCGCCGCGGTCGCCATCGGCGTTCGTCCACTCGCGCATCGCATAAATCAGGTTCGGACATCGGTCCGAGATGTACAGCCGCGGATAGTTCTCGTCGTCCACCGACCGCGACTGGTCGTAGTACAGTAGGTCATTGACCAGCGCCACGCCTTCATCGATGTGCTTGCCTGGCGCCGGATAGAAGTGCATCGGTTCCTCTCCGTTCTCATCAATGTGCAGCTTGTCCAAGATGCAGTTGCCATCCAGTGAACGACTGCTGGCTGCACGCGGATCAATCAGGCGCAGGAAGACTTCCTCGCCATTCTCGACATCCTTGATCAGCCGCTTGTATTGCCAAATAGCCAAGCCGCCACCGCCGGACTTCTGCGCTGGCCCAGGCGATCCGTCCGCCTTGTGACTGGGAATCGTCCAGTCACCCATCGATCTGTCTGGAAATTCGCGGTAGATGTAAACGCGGTCATCAACCACACGCGCCCAGATCATAAACCAGTTACGCGCACCCGCCGGATCGGCAACCATGTAATTTACCCCATGCGTTGGTAAATCTGCATGGTTTATGATGTGGTCGTCGTTGAACCGCGGGAATTGTGCGCCGCTGGTCGCCGTGGCCCAGCCGTATGCGCGCACCATCACCTCGCCGTCGTGCAGGCCATGTACGCGCTTCTTGAGTTCCTCGTATGGGTTGAACGGGTTCCACTTGGTGTGAAACCAGATCGCGCTGGACCGTGGCCGGCGGCACCGCATCGTGTACGGCATCTTGCCTTCCGGTCCGCTAGGCAGGTTCTTCCCCGGCAACAACTCGCTGTCCCTCCACTCGGTCACCTCGCCGCCGCTGATCATGTCCTTCACGGTCATGCTGTACCCTTCAATCGGCGTGAACGAGACGATCAGCTTGCCAGCGCGGGTGACCAGCCGGTAACGCAGCGTCTCCAATAAATCCATCGGCACCAGTTCGTCGCACCAAATCAAGTCGGCCTCCAATCCTTCCACCGTGCGGCGGTCTTGGCTGTAATGCATGAACCAGCACTGCGCGCCTTCCGGTAGGATAAACGTGTTCTCGGTGAAGCCGTTCTTCTGCGAATATGAAACGTTCTCCACCCTTCCCTTCATCTTCCGGCGGTATTCGACCGGCAGATACTTGTAGATGACCGGCTGCTGGTTCTGAAGCGATGACTGGTGCGTGGTGTGAAAGCAAACCACCCGCGCATCCTTCTTGCCGATCAACGTCTTCATCGCGTACTTGGCAGCGTACTCGGTCTTGCCGCTGCGGTTTCCGCCGCTGATAAGCAGTTCGTCGGATTCATCCAGCAGCTTGTCAGCAGTATTCCAATGTGAAGGTTCATGGCCGTACCGGAACGGGTCGTTGAACTCGTTGTAGATCGCCAACCCGCGCTTGTGCATCGCCTCCCTGAACCCCTTCTCACCTTCCGGCGTCCGACAAGCCACCGCCGCGTCTTCACGCGACGGCAACCGGTATATCGGGTGCGGCCGGTAGATGTATGGTTCCAAGTCAACGTTCACTGTGTTAGCGTTCGGCCGTCATGAAGAAATCTTCAATCGTGATAATTGCGTCTTGTTGCGCAGGTTTTATTTTGGGTGCAGTTATTTGGTTCGTGTTGCCGCTGTTGGTTCCCCAATTCAGTTGGCCAGGGTCATTCGCGCCCAGCGCAGTGCAGTTTTTCACCTTCGGAAGATACAGGTTCACCATCGCTCCTTT